CCAAAGAGCAGCATCAAAACACTCTACAATAATGTTTCACCAAGGATCTACATTTTCACAAGGTAAACTATCAGATGTAAGAGCAGGCCTAGAATATTCTAAGTCTGTAGAATCTAAAATTTATGCCTTACTAGGCGAAAAAACAAAAAAACCAGCTGAATGGTGGGAAGAAAAGATGAAGTCAGACTTTTACTTAACTGCCGAAGATGCTTTAGAATTAGGTGTAATAGATACAATAGGATAATATGAATTTAACAGAACAACAATTATTAGAAAACTGGAATAATCTACTATCAAAGATTGACAATAATTTTGATGGTGAAAGAAAACGAGCTCTTTTAGAAATGTACAATGGTTTTGCAGACCGCATGATGATGGCACCAGCCTCTGGTATAGAACACTTTCATAACTGTTTTATTGGTGGATATGTTGACCATGTATTAAGAGTTATGGAATGTTCTGCCAACCTATATAACTTATGGAAAAAGATGGGAGCAGATATGAGTGGTTATACAACAGAAGAACTTGCATTTTCTGCGCTTAACCATGACCTTGGTAAAATTGGTGATATGAACCATGAATATTATGTACCAAATCCTAGTGAATGGCACAGAAAGAATCAAGGTAAAATATATAATGTCAATCCTGATATTCAAAATATGTCTGTACCTCATCGTAGTTTATGGTTATTACAAGAGTTTGGTATAAAATATTCTCAAAATGAAATGATAGCTATAATGACTCACGACGGATTGTATGATGATGGTAATGCGGCATATCTTAAAACTTGGGACAAAGATAGAAAACTTAGAAATCATATGCCACTATTATTACACCAAGCAGATCACATGGCATCTATGATTGAGTTTGAAAAATGGAATAAGGGTGGAATACAAGCATCAGCTCCCTTAGTAAAAAATAGTACTCCAACATTTAAGAAAAAAGCCCCTAAAATTTCTAGTGCAAATGAGAATGCTCAAGATTTATTTAAGGATTTATTTGGAGATACTAAGTGATATTAACAATTATCATATTATCTATTTTAACTTTAACATTAGGATATGGAGTATATAACCTATTGGGTAAATTAGAAGTATATGAAGACGCTATAGACGCATCTGATAAAGGCCTTATAGAGATACAAGAAAGTTTAAGAGCTATTTTATCTCGAATAAGGGCAATAGATAATAAAGGCATATTTGAAAACGATGATGAAGTTGGACAAACATTCAAACAGATTGCCGATGTGATTAAAAGCATTGAGGAAAAAGATGAATAAACAACTATCACCAATAGAACAATTCTACAAAGATCTAGAAAGACAAAGGGAAGAAGAAAGACGAATAGCTGAAGCAGCCGCAAAGGGAAAAAGAAGAGGTAGACCTAGAAAAAATAAGATGTACTTTACACCTATTACTGAAGCTGCCATTATTGCATACAACAAGGATCCAGATCAAAAATTACGAAATAAAGTCTTTAATGAACACATACATAGAGCATTAGACAAACTCTCAGAAAATATTATTCATACATTTAAGTTTTATTATTTTGACTATGGAGCTAGAGAGTTAAAGCAGGAAGTAGTTGCATTTATGCTTGAAAAATTACCAAAATTTGTTGAAGGAAAGGGTAAAGCTTTTTCATATTTTAGTATTGTTGCAAAGAATTATTTAATTCAAAATAACAATAAAAATTACAAAGCACTAAAGGAAAAAGCTCCTGTTGTAGTTATAGATTCACAACGTGATTTAACAAATGAGCAAATAAAAAGGGATTATGATGAACAAAGAGCTGCGTTTATGGAGGCCTTTGTTGAGCACTATGATAAGAAAATACCTAAGATTTTTAAAAGCGATAGAGACAAAAAAATAGCCTTTGCCGTTTTAGAACTTTTTAGAGAACGAGAAAATATCGAAAACTTTAATAAGAAAGCTCTATATATTATGATTAGAGAAATGACAAACACTAGAACTCAGTACATAACGAAGGTTGTCAACATAATCAAAAAGGAATATTCAGAGACTTTCAAGAAATATCAAGAAGCAAGGATAAATATCTAGATGTAAATTTTAGTATATTTAATTTTGACAATGGCCAACCGGCCTAATTATTAACCAATAGCTAGCAATTATTATTAACAAAAAAGAAAAGAGGGAAATTTTATGAGAACAATTATTTTAACAGCTGTTTTAGCTTGCGCAACTTTATTAAGTACACAAGCTCAAACTAAAGGAGACTGGTACATTGGTACTGGTGATGTTGCAAACGTTGCTTGGACAGAATGGGCTTTAGCTCCAACTGTTGGATATGCGGTGACAAACGATTTAATGATCGGAATGTCAGTATCCCAAGCAGACTCGACTGCAGATATGGAAATGGACTTCCATGCAAGATATTTTGTAAAAGGATATTTTGTATATGCAGCAGCAAAAGGCTTAGACACAGATAACTTAAACATCGGTCTAGGTAAAATGTTCAATATACGTAATAACGTATTTGTAGACCCAAAGTTAGTCTACAACACAGGAGAAAAGACTACAAACCTAATGTTAGGTTTCGGTCTTAAATTTTAATTATTAACTAACAAATGCTAGCTAAAACCAAAAACAAGGAGACAAAAAATGGATAACGTAATCAAATATATTACAGGATTCTTCGGAGGATTAACCGCAGTATTACTTGCGATTTTACCCGTAACAATCTTATGGACCGTCTTAACAGGTGGTACTGTATTCGGATTTGACGTAATCGCTAACTTAACTGCTCTTGTAAATTCATTAGGAAATGGTGGATTTGTAGGACTAATTGTATTAGTGATTCTTGCTCAATTCTTCGTAGGTAAGAAGTAATATACCTAACATAGAATATTTATTGCCCTGGTACTTAATGTGCTGGGGCAATTTTTATTTTGTAGCTCGGATATATTTATATATGCATAGATAGTATTCGGAGAAATAATATGTTTGATGACGAAATTTTTGAAGGTAAAACCTTATCTAATATCTTTTCTGAGATATACCAAAACTCAAAAAAGAAAGATGAGCAAATAAATACCTTAATAGGACAATTAAAAGGTCTTATCAAAAACATGACTGATGCTACGGTTATTGTACCTTTGATAAAAGACTATATTGATGCCTCATTAAAAAATGATGACCATTTAATAAAAATGGCAGGAATAATACAAAGAGCTCAAACCAGATCTACAGAATCAGGTGGAGACTTTTCTTTAAGTGATGACGAAAAGAAACAGCTCTTAGATACAATTACAGAATTAGAAGACAAAACTAGGGACAAGTAATGGCTATAAATACTGGAGGACAGATTAAAGGCCTAGATCAAAAGGTTGATAATTTACAAATAGAACCAGCAGAGGTTGTAGATATTATATTAGATGAAGCTCATCCTGAATATAATCCAGATAATGGAAATACAGTAGGCTGTGTTTTAGCAAGAGCAATACAAACTGAAAATAATAGAAGTGATTATACTCTACAATGGACAATGCCAGCAAATGGCAACATAATACAATATCCTCTAATTGCAGAAATAGTTTTATTAGTGAATGGAGCTTCTCCAGATTCACAAAGACAAACGGGATCGGTTAAAAAATATTGGATGTCTTTACCTCAAAATGTTTGGCAAGATGTAAACGAGAATAGTTTACCAGCTGCCTCTTATAGTTTACCCTATAGAGAATCAAATGCAAAAGAATTTGATAGACATAAGGGAGACGCAGAACCAAATGGACCAACACTAGGTAATTCATTTGAACCAAAGGACGTTGCACCAATGCAGCCTTATGAAGGTGATTTAATTATTCAAGGTAGATGGGGTAATTCAATGCGGTTTGGTAGTACTTCTGACCCACAGGCCGGAGATCCTAATCTTTATTCTGATGCTGGTTCACCAGGTGACCCTATAATTACAATACAAAATGGATATGGCAATGCATCTGACACTGGAGAAGGTTATCATTTAGAAGATTATACAACTTCAGGAGATGCATCACAAATAGTATTAGCAAATGGTCAAAAAATACCTTTAGAAATTGCAAGTACTAACAAGGATTCTTATCACAATAGCTCAACTCCTGATGAACAAGACTCTTTTGAAGGAAATCAAGTAATAATAAATTCAGATAGAATAGTATTTAATGCAAAAACTGATAGTATATTGGGAACAGCAAAAGTTTCAGTTGGCTTTTCAACAGAAGGAACATTTAATATAGATGCTGATGACCATACAATAATAGATTCACCTAAGATATATTTAGGAAATGCATCAACAGATGAAGCAGAACCTGTTGCAATGGGACAAACACTGGTAGATTGGATGCAAAAGTTATGTGATACTCTAATGGCAGAAACTCATCCAACAGCTTGTGGTCCTAGTGGAACACCTATAAATTCATCAGATTATGCAAATTTAAAATCTGCAGCTCCAGATATATTGAGTGAAAATAGTTTTTGTACAAAATCTAATTAGGAGAATATGATGCCCTTCAACGCAGCACTCTTTGCAAATGTTTACAATGCAAATTTCGGTAATGATGTACCAGCTGGTGAAACACAAGGTGATGCTGGTAAGGCATGGGCTCAAGCAGTCACGGCCGGAGCAACTACAGTTTTAGCTCCTGCACCTTCTACATTACTAAGTGCAGCTGAAAGCGCAATGGCAGGAGCATTAGCTGGATGGAATTCAAACACTGATAACGCTGGAAATATGTTAAAGTCAGCAATACAATTATATGCAACAACAATGGCACCAGGTTTTGCACCAGGCGGAGTGCCAGCTATACCTCCTGCAAGTCCACCTCCGATAGATAGTGTATTTTCGGTTGGAGATGCTGGAGCAGATGCATTAACAATGGGAAATCAATTTGGTGCAATATTAGCTAGCTGGTTTCCACAAGGAATGTATACTATTCCTGGTGTACCACCTATTGGACCATTACCTTGGATATAGGAACAAAAAAGTTAGCAAACGAGATATTTATATAAGTAACGAGAACTAAGATGAAAAAAACAGAAAAATTATTAGAACTAATTAGAAAAGTAGTTAGAGAAGAGGTTAGAGCTGTAATTAAAGAAGAATTAGGTGCTAAACCTAAATTAACTAAAGAAGCAATACAGCACGGCCTAAGCCTGCAGGATGTTTTAAATTCTCCTAAGAATCCTTATGAACAAGGAACACCTAGAAAGAAGAAAAACTTTGACTTTACAAAAGATCCTGTACTTAATAAGGTATTGAATGAAACAGCAAATGAAGATTGGCCAACTATGGGAAATCAAGCATTTACAGATGGAAGAGCAGGCTTAGCTTCTATGATGGGAATGGAATCACCTGAGCAAATGTTTGGCGGAAAGCCAACTACTCAACAAATGCTTCCTAAAGACAGACAACATGTTAATGTTAGTGATGATGTTGCAAATGCTTTAACAAGAGATTATTCTCAATTAATGAAAGCAATAGATAATAAAAAGAAAGGTAGTAAATAACAATGGCAATACCTCCTAGAAAAATATTTAGAATTAATCCAGCGGATGAAGATGAAAGAATTTCCGTTGGTATAGATTTGCCTTTACGCGATCACAATGATTCTCCTTTTCCACAAACGAGAACAACAATAAGGGCCGCAGCAGCAAATCTTAAAAACTTAATTCTAACTAGAAAGGGAGAAAGACCATTTCATCCTAATTTAGGAACTAGCATTTATGACTCTTTATTTGACCAAAATGTAGATGAAATGTTAGGTAAAATAGAAGAAGAAATAAACGAGTCTGTTGCATTTTGGCTACCCTATGTACAAATAACAGACCTAGTAGTTGGAGTATCAGATAAAACTTATGGCTTTAGTGATAGATTTAATGGAGTAAGAATAGCCATAAGTTTCACACTCGCAGGAAATAGGTTTGACGAAGAATCAATAGTCCTTGAAATAGGCGGAGTAGAATAATGGCATTAGTTAAAAAAGACGTAAAATACTTAAATAAAGATTTTTCTCAATTTAGAGAAAAGCTGGTTAATTTTGCAAAAACATATTTTCCAGATACATATACCGACTTTAATGAAACTTCTCCTGGAATGATGTTCATTGAAATGACTGCGTATGTTGGAGATGTATTATCACTATACATAGATAATCAACTTAGAGAGTCAATGCTATTACATGCAGAAGAACCTCAAAATATCTATGATATTGCACAGGCACTTGGGTATAAACCTAATCCTTCAGCCGCTGCAACAACTACTTTAGATGTTTTCCATCTTGTACCAGCAATCGGTAATGGTGTTAATGTTCGACCTGACTTTAATTATGCATTAGAAATACAAGAAGGAATGACTGTAAAGTCTACAGAAAATAAAGAAGTAGAATTTAGAACTTTAGAAGTTATAGATTTTGCAGTTTCAAGTTCAACAAATCCAACCGAAGTTTCTATATATAAAGTAGATGAACAGACTGGTGTACCTCAATATTATTTATTGCAAAAAAGTGTAAAGGCAATTTCTGGAAAATTAGAATCTGAAACTTTTACATTTAATGAGCCTAAAAAGTTTGATAGAATTAGACTTACACCAAATAATATTATTGATATTGTTGATTGTAAAGATATAAATGGAAATAGATGGTATGAGGTAGATTATTTGGCACAAGATACTGTTTATACTGAAGTTAAACAAGGAGAAGCTGTAGATCCATTATTATCTCCTTATGCTGATTCTGTACCATATATTTTATCTCTTAGACGAGTACCTAGAAGATTTACTAAAAGAATAACTTCAAATAACCAAATAGAATTACACTTTGGAGCAGGAGTTTCAGCAAATGCAGATGAAATTATTTTGCCTAATCCTATAAATGTAGGAATGCAATTACCCTATGGAAATACCTCAGGCCTTGACAACTCTTACGACCCAACAAATGTTTTATTTACTACAGGATATGGTAAAGCTCCATCAGATACAACACTAATTGTTAGATATTATACTGGTGGTGGAATTCAAGCAAATGTTTCTTCTAGAACACTAACAGATATAACTAATACTGAATTTTTAGGAGGAACAGATGGTTTAGATG